TCAGACATTTCTGTCTCCTTTACTAGGGCCACCGTAGCCTATGTTGGTAGGGGGATGAGTAGCTAGTCATATTTAGCTATTTTTTAGATGTAGCTAAACCACCTTTCTTGTATTGTTTCTTTTTACTTTTAGGTTTCTTTCCTGCTAGGCCGCCTTTGTTAAATGGGCCAGACATGTCTCCACTTACTCCACCAGAGCCACCACCAAAGTCACCCGGGCCGTCTGGGCCACCCATACCAAAGTCAAAATCATTTGTAGGTGCATTAGCAGATACACTACCACTACCCGTGTTGCTTACAGAGTTACCCATGCCACTATTTGATGTATTACTACTACCTCCTGCGTTAGAAATAGCAGCACCCATACCTGAATCCGTATTTGTTGAAGAAACACTTGATACATTTGAACCACCCGGTTTATCAACAGTAGGAGTTGTAACAGTAGGTGTTTTATTATAGTAGGGAGAAGTTGTAGGTATACTAGTTTTTCTTGAAGGATGTTGGTCACTAGGAACAGTATTACCTTTTGCATCTTTTGTATATTCTCTTGTGTTTGCTAAAGAATCTGCTAAATTATTATACGTTGGACTTCCTGTTTTTATGCTCTTCATTTGTTTTTGTAACTGCAACATTGTATATTGTCTAAACTTTTCATCTTGATTTGTAGGTACTATTATTCCTGCTTTTTTTAGTTCATTTGTCATTTTATTTTGATATGGAGTAGAACTTATAACAAAACTTTCAATTGAACTAGCTTTTCTACCTCCCGTAGCTAAAGAAGCAGATGATATAGTTGCGTTTGCCAATCCATCCAATCCTGCCTCAGAACTTTCAGGATCACCAAACTGATCTACTTCACCGCCATAGTCAAAAGGTTTAACTACTTCTGCTGGTGTTACTACAGGATCAACTACAGGAGTAGTAGGAGCAACAGCATCTGGATCGTTAACATCAAATGGAACAAAACCTTCAGGTATGCTAAACATAGGTACGCCATTCATAAATGGAACCATCATATTTCTACCATCAGGATGTTGATAGTTTTTAAATGTAAATCCACCGAAGCCACCCATTGAATCGCCAAAGGAAGGCTGTGGTCTGTTAGGTTGATTTTGAGTATTTAGTGTTCTCATTCCACTAGTAGCTTGAATAGGTCTTCCTTTTTCATCATGCATACCCCCATGAGAAAATCCTTTAGGAACTAAACCACCATCAGCCATCATTATTTCTTGACCTTGATTATCTTCAATGTTTATGTCGCCCATACCAAAAGGTATTTCACTATTGGTATCTAGCATTTCTCCTTGAGTAGGTTGCCCCATTAAGCCATCTTTTTCCATTTGATTATACCCTTGCTTTGCTTCATTTTGCATAGCATTAAGTTTGTCAACCCCATGATACCGTGTACTGGCTTCGTTCATAACATATTCACCCTCACTTAACATAGCAGGTACGTCATCTCTTACACCTTCTTGTGTCGCACCATCAGGTACTTCGTTACCCGATATAGGATCTACTGTACCACCTTGCTCGTTAAGACCACCGCCTTCAAGCATCATTTCCATTTGGTTTTCTTCTGGGGTCGCCATTGGGTATTACCTTTCTTTTATTTTAATACTTCATCTCTAAGTTTCTGAAGTCTACGTAACGTATATATAGAGCCTTGTGCTCTGTGTACTGCAATCATATTATCTGACTGTTCCATAGTACGATATTGTTGATTAATTAATTCCTCTAAATAACTATTGAAGTTGGCCCATTCCTTCGGTTTGTTGACCAGCCCCTTCAACTTGCTGAGTATTTCCTTGTCCATTGTTTCCACTAAACCCTTGTTCTTGAGGTGAAGGAGCCATACCTGTACCTATAGTGCCACCACCTGCTCCTGTTGGATCTGCTGGATTAGTTCCTGCTGGAGGTGGAGGGCCACCTTCTTGAGGAGCACCAGCTTCGGGTGCAGGTTGTTGAAAGCTTTTCATTAGCTCTGCTTGTATAGCTGCTTCATTCATATTGTTGGTTACTTTGTCAGGGTCTAAGTCCATTGATTTTGCAATCTCTCGACTAATGTAATCAAACTTAACAAAAGGTGCAAGTGCTGGATTAGATGCTACTTGCATAAACTGCATCAGTCTTTGACTACGAACCTCGTTAGCCATTAAGCTTTCTGTACCTCTAGCTTTAACTTCTAAGTCACCTTTAATCTTAGGATCATAATCAAACTGCATGTTAAATCTAAACAGCCCTTCACCTAAAGGTCTTAGTAAGTAATCATCTACATTCTTAATAACATTTTTAATGCCACCACTAGCTGCATTCATTAACATACTAATGCCTGAAGCTGTTCTACCTACTCCTGATACACCAGTTTGTCCATGAGAAAAACTAGGTAAACCTGTACTTTCGTCAGCAAGTTGTCTAGCCTTATCAAACAATTGTAGATTTTCTCCTGACACATTAGGAAACTTAGTTCCAAAAATTGCCTGACCGGGTGCGCCACCCTGCCTCCTGAATACTTTTCCGGGATATACTGATAGATCCTGTCCGGGAACTAAATTTGTTTCATCTACTTCTATAAGAAGATTACCAGATAATACAGCATTGTCAACAGCCATTCGCATAAAGCCATTCATTAATGTCTGCGTATCATCCATGTTTTCAGCTATGCCTACGCCAAAGAAACTGTAGGGATTAAGTTCATAGGGTGCGGCCATATAAGGTATACGTGAAGGTTTGAATGGATTAATAACCATTCTAAGTAGTTTACCATTACATATCCATACGTTTGTTTGTAACTCATCTGTGTCTTCTAGTTCTTCTGGTATTTCTACACCTTGATCTATGAGCATTTCTGTATCACACATGCCCCAATATTCCAGTACTTCAAATCTATCTGTTCCGTGTTCTGGTGCATAGTCAGACAAATCGTCTTCCCAACTTTCTTTATCATAGTTTTCGCCCATTTGTATTGCTTCATCAATAACTGCAGAACGAAAGTAAGGTCGTTTTTTTAATCCTCGTACTTGTGTGCGAGACATTTTGTGACGCTCTATAACAAACTGTGCTTCTTCCATATTGTTAGCATCTGGATCTGGGTAAAAATTCCAGACAGATACATGGGATACTTGAGGAACTGTTTTTATATTAGGCTCATACTCACCTTCATCATTCCAACTAGGATACTCTTTATCTACAGCAAAGGGGCCTTTCATAACACCCGTACCAAACAACGCCATTTCAAACGCTGTACTTCGTAAATGTTTAGATGCACTAGACTCTTCTAATTGATCTTGTATTTTTTTCTGCATAGTCTTAGCTGCTATCATAGCTGGGCTAAACGTTATTGCTGTAGGAGTTTTACCTACACCTTCTTTTACGTTATCTATTCCTTCAAACGTATCAGCTAATGGCCCTAGCATTTCTGATAAAGTTTTTTGCGTAGCACCTGCTGGCATATCTTTACCATCGCCCTTAAATCCATAAGGACTTATTACTTCTTCCATGTCAGAGCTACGTAGTTGTTCTGGCTCTTTAGGGTCAAAACTTACATTAGCTACTACTCCGTCAGGTAACTCCGTAGGGTCAACTGTTAATGGAAATTTATTATTAGCAAATAGTACATCAATAATTTGTCCGTATGCAGCCAACGTCTTTGTTTTAGTAACCTTAATAAACACACGAGACTTTTCTGCTTCAGTAAATTGAACATCTGAACCATACAAACCTCTATAGTTACGATACGATCTTAACCAGCGTTGTTCATCTTGTTGTCTGTAATCATCTGCTCTTTTATATCGTTCCATAACAAATGGAATAATTGCAGATACGTCAGCATCTTCTACAGAAGAGTCTTCTGTATCTTCTAAAGTAACTACTTCATCTTCAATGAATACTTCGTTATCTTCTGCCATTTAATTTCCTTTAATAACCAAACGTTGTATCTGCTACAGCCATTCTATTAGTCTTAGAATTAGTTGAATCGTAATCAAATATACTAAATCTTGGTCTTGACATGATACCATATCTTAAAGCATCATACAAGTGGTCTTCTGATGTTGTGTCAATATCTTCTGGATTTCTTTTATCTATTGGTAATGCAGGTAACTGCGAAATAAGGTTAGTACAGTTACTGAAAAATACCATTCGTGATTCTTCTGTATACTCATCTATCTGTAGTCTTCTGTGTACTTCATTTTTACCTGCTACACGTGAGCCTTTAGACCTGTCTGAGGGCCTCCATCTACAGCCACGTTGTACCATCTGTTCTGCTAAAGAGGGGCCTGTATCGCCACGTTTGTGCCACAGAGAGCTATCTAGCACTCCGTACCGCATTCCACCATCACCTACTTCTAATTCTAGTATCATATCTGCTAGATCAGTAGCTAATACTTTACTTACGTAAAGCTCTCTATATACAATAAGCTGTTCATTTGGGGATACAGCGAACCATACAACACCTGATTTACTTCCGTATCCGTAGTCGCATGCTCTAAACTTAACCCAGTTACTAGGTATGTCAAAGGGTTCGATGACATGTACATTCCTATCAAATTCTGTAAATGCTGCACCTTCTTTAATATCCCAATCGCCATCTAGTAACTGCCTACGCTGCTGTTCAGGTAGAGACAAAAGCATTGCTTCATAGTCTCCCTGTGCAGCTAAGTATGGATTATCTTTCAATCTAGCAGGTATAAATCTACGTTTAAATAAAGCTCTACCTGCTTTTTCGTGACCTGCTGGGTACTTTAGATCTTCTCCTGTTTCAATGTCTGTAGCATTAAACGGAGTATCTACCGCAGAAGGATCAATAAACATTTTTTTAACCCAGTGATGTCCTCTACCACCCGGATTTGTAGTAGCCCTCATATAGACTGGTAAGTCGGGTGCAGTGGACCGTAGACGAGAGCGCATATAGTTCCATGCGAATGGTGTGGGCCATTGTGTTAACTCGTCAAAACCTATCCAACTAAACGCCAGACCCTGATAACGCA